ACCGGAAGTATAGATGTTAACTTAAATATTGATGCAGGTGGTTATGTAAATGCAACCTCAATGGCTGCAAACTTATTTAACGGTAGTTTTGATGGTGATTTATCAGGTAGTGTATATGGTGACGATTCCACAGTATTAGTAGACGGAAACAATAATAAAGTACTAGCATCAGTTTTTAACTCCTTAAACAATGTAATGGTTGATGTAACAAGCAATACATTTTCAGGTGGTGCGCTTACATTAAGTAGCGATAGTGCAAATATTATTGTTGATTCAACTATAACAAGTACAAATGGTGTAGCTTTAGAAGCAAGAGGACATAATGGTACTATTGCAAATAAAACAGTATTGACAGCAGGTGATACAGTATATAACTTTATTTCAAAAGGCTATGACGGAGATTCTTACACTAACTCAGCTATAATTAAAATGGGTGCTGACAAGTATACCACTGCTATTGCTGATGGTATTATGCCAGGTAGAATTGTATTTTTAACATACAACGAATCAGGTGGTACAGGCACAGACAATGCAATGGTTTTCAACCGTTTTGGTTATTTAGGTATTAAAACGGATCAACCACTAAAAGCATTAGATGTAAGAGGCGATGGTATTTTTTCAGGCAACTTAGAAGCAGCCTCTATAACAGGTACAGTTGTAGCTGATGATTCAACAATATTAGTTGATGGTGTAGCAGGTAAAGTAAACTTAGCACCTAACACACTTTCTGATTTAGGAAATGTAACTATTGGTACTCCACAAGCTGGACAAGTTTTAAAATATAACGGTAGTGCGTGGGTAAATGATGTAGACGTTGTAGGATCAGGTGGTTCGGGCGGAGGCATTGGCAACATTGGTGTTGGTGCAGACGATAGTGCTATTAGATTAATCAATAGCGGAGAAAGTTTTAAAATACTTGGTGCAGGAAATATAAGCACTTCAAGTAATGCAGAAGGTGACATTACAGTTACTGGTGTAACTGAACTTTCAGGCGATACAAGTCCAGTGCTTGGCGGCAATATGACAACAGGAACTTACAACATTAAGTTTGGTGATGCTGCAAGTCCAGGTTCTGACGATACATTAATATTTGGTGCAGGCGATGATTTACAAATTTATCACACAGGCACAGCAAGTGTAATTAAAGATGCTGGTGATGGCGGATTACAAATTTTATCAAATTTACTAGAAATAAAAAATGCTGCAAATGATGAAGTACAAATAGATGCTACAGAAGATGGTGGTGTTAGATTATATTACAACGGTAGTTCAAAATTACAAACAACCACTAATGGTGTAACAATCACTGGCACACTTACAGGTGACGTAACAGGTAATGTAAGCGGTACAGCAGGTGGAGTTGCTTGGTCAGGTGTAACTAGTACACCAACTACACTAGCAGGTTACGGCATTACAGATGCTGCTACAAGTGCTCAAGGTACAAAAGCTGATTCAGCACTGCAACCAGCTGCCTTAGGAAACTACGATTTCACAGGATCAACTGTTGATACAAACGATTCAAGTGGTATGGTAATTATTCCAGCAGTAACTTGTCAAAGTGATCTTACAGTTGAAAACAATTTAACAGTTACCAATGCTGTTATTGCAGACCGTTTTGAAAGCACAAGCACAGGTACGCCAGAAATAACTGCGGCAAGTAATTTAAACTTGACAGCAGGTAATGCAGTAGTAATTACACAATCGCCAGTAAGATTTGCATCATTCACAACAACAGAACGTGATGCATTAGCATCTGCAAATGGTGATATGGTTTATAATACCACTACAAATAAATTCCAAGGATATGCAAACGGTGCTTGGGTAGACTTACACTAAGGAGCCTAAATGAGCGAGAAAGAGTATATTGTCACACTTAAAGCAGGTGTAGACTACGATGCATTTAATGCAGAAATGATAGCATCAACTGGTGCTGGAGATATACCAAATAGAACAGTAGACGTTGCAAATGCAAGACCGTTAAGTCAAAGAAATACACACTATGCATTAACAGATGCAGAAGCTACTGCACTTAGAGGTGATAATAGGGTAGTAGATGTACAAATACCACCACAAGATAGAGAAGATATAGATATTGGGTTTAATGCATTTCAAGGTGGTGCTAATTGGAAAAAGAATACTCAAAGCGGAAACTCAAACGATTTAAATTGGGGTTTGATAAGATGTGCTAAAGGCTTTGATGTTTTTGATGGTACAGCAACAATTACAGAGCAATTTAATTATACACTTACAGGAAAAGGTGTAGACGTTGTAATACAAGACAGCGGACTACAAGTTGATCATCCTGAATTTACAGATAGTGCAGGTATAAGCAGAGTAAAGCAAATCGATTGGTACGCAGAAAGTGGACTTGCAGGATCACAAAGTGCTAACCATTATAGAGACTATGACAGTCACGGAAGTCATTGTGCAGGTACAGTAGCAGGCCGCACACAAGGTTGGGCTAAAGATGCACACATATATTCTGTAAAAGTAGCTGGTTTAGAAGGCACAGGAGATTCGGGTACTGGTATTAGTGTAACTAATTGTTTTGATGTTATCAAAGGATGGCATAACAACAAGCCTATAGATCCTAAGACAGGATTCAAACGTCCAACAGTTGTAAATGCAAGTTGGGGTTATGGTGGTAATAGAAGCACACCAGCTAGTGGTTCCTTTTTAGGTAACAGTTGGAGTTATTCAGATTATGGCAGCAGTAGTAATAATCTTTGGGCTAATGTAGGTGTTGTGCCTGTAATAGGTCTAAACAGAAGAATAAATGTTCGTGTTGCTAGTGTAGATACAGACTTACAAGAATGTTTAGATGCTGGTATTATATTTTGTATAGCAGCAGGAAACAGTTATTATTACATAGATAAAGCAAGTGGCCCACATTATGATGATACGTGTGCATTTGGAAGTGGCTCTCAAGAATTTATCTTCCGCGGTAGTTCACCTTTTAGTGAAAATGCATTTATGGTAGGAAATGTAGATTATACATATACAGGTAGTAAAGAGCAAAAAGCCGAATCAAGTTGTGCAGGACCGGGTGTAAATATATTTGCTCCAGGTACAGAAATTATAAGTGTAGGTTCAACTGATAACGGTGGTACAAGTGCATTATACAGCACATATGGCGGACCTGATTCACCATTAGACAGCAATTATAAGTTAATGAAAATATCAGGTACTAGTATGGCATCACCACAAGTTGCTGGTATGGTTGCGTGTATATTAGAAGCAAATCCAGGTATGACACCAGCACAAATGAAAACATATATTGAAGCAAATGCAAAAAGTGATCAGCTATACACAGATAAAACAACACCAGAATCTTATGCAATCACTGCTACAAACAGTGGAGCAAGTGCATATGTAATGAGTGGAACAGATAGAAATGGTAGTGTATCAGGTAATAATGATAGTATTGCTGTACAAGTAGGAGATACGCTTACTATTACAAACAATGCAGGGGTTACACATCCAATATACATAAAAGATGCTGCAACTACTGGTACTGGCGATCAAGTATCAACTCCGGCCGCAACAGGTCAAGGTTCATACGGCGGTAATGGCGTACAATGGACACCAACATTACCAGGAACTTTTTATTACATTTGTGGCAACCATAGTTCTATGCAAGGAACTATCACTGTTTCTCCAGAAATAAATTTTGACGAAGATGATAGTGTTTGGGATAGTACAAACAAATATTTGCATAGTCCATTATGGAAAAGTGAGAAACCTTTTAGCAGTAATATATCTGGTAAATTTGGTCTTTAAGTTTTATAAAGTACATCTAACTTTAAAGGATCGCCTATAGTCATTCCTGGCGTTCTATGATCTTCTCTTACTGCCTGTAAAATTACTTTATTACTTTTTAATACTAAGTCAAATATTTTGTTTTTTTGTTTTTCATTTACAGGATATTGATATGTAATAAGTGGTACTGTTGCAGTAAAGTATTTAGGATCAACTTTTTGTTCCCATTGTTCACGAACATCTTTACTATCCCATATTTGATATATTTTTAACACGTTACGTTTGTTAATAACTTTTGCTCGTAGTATAATATGTCCTTGGTGTTTAGCATACAAATATGCCTGTTCATACATTTTCCAGTAATCTTTGCCTAAGGCTTTACCTGTACCAGTTTGAAATCTTTTTGCTGGATTTGTGAGATAATCATTAAAATAATTATCTTTTCCAATTACATTTATCGTTAGCCAATATATTTTTGCCATGGTTGCAACAATGTTTTCCTATAAAGTAAACGTTCGTTAGGGTTTGTTAATGTTCTTCTATAATGAAATGTTGTCCAATTATCATTAACAAGCAGATCACCTTCTTTAAATTCAACAATATCGTGATGCCCTTTATCTATCATATCTTGAAACCAAGTAGATATTTCTTCATCAGGAACAATATTCCTATCACGCATAATTGCCATTGTAAATGAAAAATGATTATGTGCGTGTCCTTCATCAGGTTCTAACCCATATACATCGCTGTATACAACTTTACTTCCCCAGTTTAAACTTTCTTTACCTGTAATTGGATTTACTTTTACAAAGTCATCGTAATAAGGTTGGCAATTTCCTTTGTAGCATTGCACAAGTACTTTCATATATCTAAAGTCTGCTTTTTGATTTTCGCCAAGTGATTCAAACCATTTTGTTTGATTAAGAAACTCTAAAGGTCCGTCTTTTGGATCAGGTATATTTACTGCATAAAATGCACGTAAAGGAAACTGAAAATCTTTACTCCAAGGATTATCAGCGTGCCAAGGCAAACTACGTTTCATAAATCTAGTTTCACTTGACCAATCTACAACTTCTTCTTCGTTAAGATCGCCTTCTCCGTGCATATCGTGTATTTTCCACGACCAAGGTGTAGCAATATGGTTACAAAACTCCATAAATTGCTTCCTATCCATTTGCACATCTCTTTGTAACCACCATCCGTGTTCACGTGCGTGATTAATTATTTCTTCTTTGTTAAAATTATCCATGACGTTTGACTTGTGTTTCTTTCTTTTGTTTTTGCCAAGGAACTGTTTCTTCAAACATATTAATAATATCATCACCTTCGTATGCTTTAACAAGTTTTTGCCAAGGCACAATAAGTAAATGTGTTTTTAATATCATACGTTCTTCTTCTGTATCATTTGCAACACCGTGATAACGATTTACATTTAAAAAATTAGGATTGAAATATTCGTGCGTTTCTAATTTTTTGCCGACTTTGTGTGTTCCATCTTCTTGTGGTAAATGTTCATAGAAACTTATTTCTGTTTTGCCACGTAATGGTGTATTAAATGCACTTAATGCTCTGAAGTAATGAGCTGTGTGTGGAGTAAGATCTCCTCCTGGCGGCATCCATATAAAAGTAAAACGCATACAATGTTTTATTTCATCCCAATTTAGTTTTACATCACACATCGTACCTATATTTGTAACACGATTATATATTTCGTTCCATAAAGGTATATTACAATCATAACAAACATTGTATATATGTTGCTTGGTACTATCTATACCAACAGTGTTATGATCACCTAATTTTCCTTTTACCTTTTGTTCAAAGAAGTTATTTAATTCATCTTTATCAGCAGCAAACCCATCGTATCCTTTAGTTTCTGCAAATCTATCTCCGAATTTATATCTCAATCTATTCATTGTAATCTCCTTAGGTATTTAACTGCTTCTTTAACATTATTAAATAAAGTTGGTATACCAAATAATACTCTATCTTCATTATTTGTTGTATTACGTCCTTGGTGCCAAGACTTAACATCAAACAAAACAGGCTTTGTGTTAAGTGTGTATCTGCCAGTAATTTCTTCTTCTGTAAATCTACGTCTTTCTAAGAAAGGCACATCGTATGTTGCTGACCATTGTGTTTCGCCTAAATGTGAATTAATATACGGAAATGTAAATTGTACATTTGTAGTTTGTATTTCTGTACCTTTTTCGCCTACTGCATCGGTTTGTACTTTATCTACAGCAGCACCATCATCTGTAACACCACGTCTAACTTTTCCTGGCATATGTCTATGTGGTAAAAATTCACCTGTAATATCTTTATGTCCAGATTGTGTAAAATAGTCTATATTGTGCTTGAATTTGTATTTGTCAAATAATTCAAGTATTAATTTTACTTCCTGATCTGGTTCTTTTATTCTATCAAACCATAATGCTTGTTTATGCTTGTTAAAAGGATTTTCGTATGCATCTTTTAATTTATCAAAAATAATAGGCAATCTTGGAGTTTCATCATCTAGAATACTAGGCATACTAACGTAAAACTTTGTTAGTATTTCAAACATAAGTTTGAAATCATCTGTCCATTCTAGTTCGTAGTAATGCATTATCCATAACAACCTTCATAATCAAAACTTAGTCTATATAAGAATCTATCACCTTCGACTGCATTACGTTTATGAATACTATGAAACTGATCCATAAAAATAAAATCACCTGGTTGCCAATCATCGTGATGCCAAATATATTTGTCTTGGAAAATATGTGCCATTAATTTATCAAAGATAGGTTGCTTGTCCAACTTCTCTTCTGGATTATCTCTAAGCCACATTTCTCTAATGTAATGAAATGTAAAGTACAATCCTTCATCACCATCATATGGATGCGTATATACCAAAGGTTTTGTAACACCATACTTGAAATCTCTTGCGCCACCTTGAAACATTTTTAATTCTTTGTCATCTTCGTCTAAGTCATAAAATGTTCCGTTCTCAAATTTAAATGTACAATCTATTTGCTTGTAAAAGTTTTTATCTTCTTCGCTTAGATCTCTATATGCTTGTCTAGTATCACAAAAACTAGTTACACTGTTTTCACCAGGACGAATACAATATAAGGCTACACAACACTCTTTGCCGCTTTTCCTACCATTACCGTTACTGTGCCAGTCTAGTTCTTTGTCTGCAAAGATACCAATCTTATCGCCATCCTTACGTTCGTTTGTTACTCTAAATAAGCCAGGGTAATCTGGATGCATAAAAAATTGATTTGGTTTCAGCACATTGCCAACTAATTCACAAACTCTTAGTATGCCTGCTTCGTCTAGGTTTTGGTTTCTAACAAGTACAACATTATCTTTTACTATATTTTTACCCCAGTTTACAATTTCTGAGTCACTCATAGTGTTAAAATCTATTTCATATCTTACTGCGTCCATTTGCATTAGTTTTCAGCTCCTAATAAAATTTTATTTGGTGTGTCTATTTTTCCGTTAACATAATCACGCCATAGTTTTGCATTTACTTTTTCATTATTAAATTCGTCTTGCCCTACTTTTCCAATCCTAAAGTTTCCTACTGTGTCCCAAACATCAGCAACTAGATGCCATCTATCTGTGTCACCATTATTTTTTACATAATGATAAGGATTAACACTTGCTAGATAACTACCACCTTCTTCTAATGTGTAAGATTCGTCTCCGTGTACAAAATCTGTACCATCTGTGTATATCGGTATATGAAATTTATATCCGCCTCCATCGCTATGTGTATTAATAACACCTTCTGGTGGTAAGTAAGAAAGTCTTACTCTACGTGGATTCATTCCTTTACTGTACAAAAAGTCTATTATTTCTTTCCATATACCTGTACAAGCATTTGTTTCTACTTCATAGTCAAGCATATGATATATGTTGTTTTGTTTAGCGTATTCTAAATCAAAATAAATTTTAGGATTAGGATCTTGTTTATCTTGTTGTTCATACGGAGGATATTGTATAGCAACATTAAAATTAAATCCATTGTATAAACTGCCGTCCTGCGAAGTTAGGCATAACCCGTGTAAACTGCCATCTCGTTGATTGTTGACTTTATTTTCTTCTAATAATTTTTGCAACTCTGTTTGTAGTTGTTTTGTATCAAACACCCAATCATTTTTATCAACATATGTCAAATTAGCAAACTTTCTTTGTTTGGTAAATTGTCATAGTCAACACCAAAAATTAAAACAATTCTTATGTTGTTACTATCATTTGTAACTCTATGTAGCCAACCAGTGTTAACAAAATAACTATTGCCGGTTAACATATCTAAACTAATTTCTTCAGTTTTTGTTTTCCATTGAAATAAACTACCTTCTGTAATTACAGGTATTTGTACACGACATAACACACTTGTATCAGTGTCTATGTGGTAATTTAGTTCATTACCCCCGTGCATAACGCTTATACGGGCTCTATACGGTGTTTTAAACGTGTTTTCTAAGTATTGTTCAATTAGATTAGTTTGTAAGTCTTTACGCCACGTTGTGTAGTTAGTTTCATCAACTTCATTTTCTGCGCCATCATTTAATTGTTGCAACAAAATTTGTGAATACGATTCACTGGCAGTAAATGCAGTTTTTACATCACAATGCTGTGATATCTGATAATTATCTCCGCCTAAATCATTTCCGTTATATGTAGCAGCAATTTGGTAAATTTGTTCTAATACATCTTTAGGTACGTTTTGTGTAACTGTACCGTGTGTTTTCATTTGATGTCTTCTTGGTCCGTTGTTTCCTGCAACTCTGCTTCTACGAGTATTATGAATTAAACACTTTTCTGCCATATATGCTTTCCCATTCTGTTTGCGATATGTGTCTCAACGGAAATTTACTATCTGTTTGTAATACACACACTGGTTGCCAACTATGTGGATCATCACTGTTTGGATAAGTGTGATATAAATTATCAAGCACTTTCCAGTTAGTAGAATATTTATCGTTGAGCTTTTTTGCCAATTTCACTAGTGAATTTTTTCTTCTTATAAATTCTACACTCATAAAATTATGTTTATAGTTTGTTAATTCAAGTTGTGCTTCAAGCATATACATTGCAGGTGTTTTTTCATTATGTTCATATTTTAAGTGCTTGCGTCTATATTCAGGATTGTAAAATGTTCTTGTTAAAAGCCTAGCACAATCATCTGGAAAATAATGTGTTTGCACACAACTCAATGCAATTAGGTTATCGTTGTCGTCTATGAGAAAAGTCCACAGTGGATATTTTTTGTATGAATTTGGTATGCTTCCTGCATAATCAGGATCAAACCAATCTTTATTCCTATCATCTAAATTATAAAACTTATTACAATATGATAAAAATTTTTCTTCATATTGTTCTAGTGTAACAATTCTCATTTTTTAAAAAATGGATCTAGCCATTCCTGCTTGTAATAACTTGGTCTACTTACTTTAAAATTAAATAATGAATTATTTAATATTTCATCATACTTAGCATTAGGCTTTCCTTTCCAAGGAGCACCTATACAAAGTGTAATTTTTTCTTCTGTGCCAGGATCTAAACTATGTGCGTGACTACCATCCATTACATAGGTATCATAACAATCAGGCACAAATATTTTTTTATGATCTCTATCTAAAAAATATAGTTTGTCAATGTTACCATTTAGAACATATCTAAACTTGTGTTGTAATGTACCTATTTCTTCATAGGTGCTATCTAAATGCACAGACAATCCAGCATTAACTTTTGTACGTAGTATTGTTACTCTGCCAACAGGATCCATAAAAGGAAACATTTTATTTTCTAATGTATATCGTGTGTAATGGCATAGTTTACCAGCTGGAGTATAATCAAATTCACCTTTAGCAGTATTTCCTGCTACATCTCTACCACCTAGTTTACCGCCACCGTTGTATATGCCTAGCATATGACATCCTCTAAATTCATTGTAATGCCAATAATCATCAGGAACACTAAGTATCTCATTTAATATTTTTTGTTTTTCTAAAGCACTAATACCTAAGTCAATTGCTGCAAAAGTAATGTCCATACTAAACCTTAATTATTTTTATAAACCAAGCAGTAGGATCTAGTTCCCACCATTTTTGTCCTATTTCATAACTTCCTGCACGTTTATGATGATTTTTATGCCAACCTTCGCCAGCAGTTAATATGTTTGCTATCCAACTATTGTTTGGTTGTGCATCTTTGTGTCCTAAAACATTTAACAAACCATATCCGTGAAATGCTAGTACAACAGGCATAGCATAACCAAATATCATAAGCATAGGATCAATAGCAGTAAACACAACAATAATTGCAACATTTAAATGAAAGTAATATTTGTGGAACCATCTTAACAACGGATCTTGTAGTAAACGTTTTATAAATCTACGTTTAATTTTAAAACCATAACCCCAGGTGTTTACATATACACTCCAAATACCTTTGATACTATGACTGTGGGGATCGTCTTCAGTGTCACTATATGCGTGATGTTGTCTATGTGTTGCAGCCCAAGTCATTGCTGGCCCTGCTCCTGCAAACATTCCTAAAATATTTACAGCATATGGATACCACTTGCGTGTCTTAAAACTAAAATGACTGTAATATCTGTGATATCCACCACTTATTGCAACAATAGCAATTACATACCACCAAGCAAATCCTGCTATGAACATCCAAGCATCACCATACAAAAATGCAGGTATAAGCATAAGATGACAAAAAGCGTGATTAATTAATAACTTTGTTGTATTCTCCATCAAACCTTTCCTCTAACACACAAGCAACCAAATGCATTCTAGTTTCTCTGCTTGCGTTCATTGCAGTATGCTCGTATCGTGTATCCGTATGATACCATTTATTTTTTTCTAAATGTTTTACTTCGTCTTCAATAATCATAAAACAGCCATCTTGTGTTTTCATTGGATAATGTATTCTAGTTGTATTATCACTATGCCAAGTTAAACAAGTCTTTGGTTGACTATTCATTATTCTAACTCTGCCAACATTGTATTTTTTTGTGAGAGCATTGTAAACTTCTTCAAACAGTGTACCTTTAAATGCTGTGCAAAGTGTAGTAAACTGTTGTTCCCGTAACGGTGGTTTACGTAAAGGAGTTACTATTTTACCATCTTCTTCATAAGATTTATCCCAGTCATAATATAAACTCGCTCTACCTAATAAAAAATTATCAGGATCTTTTTTTGTACTATTGATACAAATTTGATCTTGACAATCATCTCTAAACCAATGTATAGTACCATTGTCCATTAACTTATTGAATTCATCGTATAATTCTAATTCTGGTAAATCTAATTCTGTATAATAACTCATTGCTCTCTCGGTAAAATTGTCATTGTTCTTACGTTATATTTATTTGCCCATTCTACTGTCTGGTAAATTATTTTTGCAGCATCTTCAACAGGAATATAATGTTCTGGTTTCATATATTTTAATATTCTTTCAGTACCAACATAGCCAAATTTCAACAATGCAACTCTGCAAATATCCTTAGTATTGCTAAGTTGCAAACTTGCTGTTTCTAAACTTGCTTTGTGGGCAGTGTAAGTATGCGGAAAGTCTTTCATACCATCAGTTGTATTACTGCCCATATTGATAATAATTTTATCACTATCTTTCCATTTTTTATGCAATTCGTATAACAAGTCTGTTTGATAATACAATGTATATGCATTGTTTATAAAAACATCACAGTCTATACTTTCTTTAATAATTTTTCTTCTATCTTCAACATCTTTAATATTGTATCCATTTGATTTGCTGAAGCCAATAAAATTATCTTTTACTTCTGGTAATTCACTAAATGCTTTACCTATTCCGTTTGTATGTCCAGTAATTGCATATTTCAATTTATTATCCTTTTTATTTTCCAAGGCGTAAAACATACAGTTCCTAAACTAATATGATCTGCACCTGCATCAATATATGTTTTTGCATCTTGTTTACTGTATACACCACCACCAGCAATAACTTCAACATCAGGATGTGTAGTTTTTATATAGTCTAGTATTCTAAGTGTATGTTCAACTATTACAGAACCACTTAGCCCGCCTTTTGCAGTAGGCACTGTATTACTTGCGTGTATTTGTTTATATCCTAAATTAACAATTCTGTCAATTTGTTTATTTGTAATAATTGGTGGCACTTTTACAATGCACCATTTCCTATCATCTTTAGAAAAAATTTTACTTAGATTAGGATGCTTGTCAACATTAGGACAACTAATGTTTAATTCTACACTCATATCTTTAGGAACTATTTCATAAAGTATTTTCCAATCGTTTGGTTCTAAACTTGCAATACTCATTACGCTTTTAGGTGATGTATTTTCTATTCCTTGGAATATACCTGGGTTACGCAAACCTAGTTGATTACGCCAACCTGTTTTAGTATATCTAAGAGTTTTGATAATTTGTTTTGCTAGTCCAGGGCGTGGCTTTACTGTAAATGTTCCTGTCACACTTATTACTGGCTTACCACTTAAAAAGTTAGTATACTGTAAATAGTTTCCAAAAGGTGCAGAAATAAAATACATTACACTTCTTCTCCAAATACACCTGCAAATCGTAAACTCAATCCCATTTTCCAATCACAATCCATTCTACCAGTGCAATGAATATGTTTGCTATCAAAAATAATTAAACTACCAGGTGTAAAATCAACAGCAATACCAGATAAATTTTTAAACAATAATCTATCTCTGCCACGTGCTTCTAAACAACTTGTAAACATTTCTTCATCTATTTCAAGATTTGTTTTATTTTCTACTATGCTGTCTTTGAAAGGAAACCTACGTTTTTTATTATGTTCAAACTCTGGTGCAGCAGCATACCATTTGCCCATCCAAGTTGCACCACTGCTAAAATCATTTATATACTGATCAAATATGCAAAACTTTTGTTCTAAATCATTGTGTACTTTTAACGGAATAAGAACATTAAAACAAGGATAACCAACACTTGTATCACAATGTGGAAAATATGGATCGTTGTGTTTGTATATATTATCTCCTATATTTTCTAAATTAGTGTCAAAGTAATTTGATAAAACAGGTTTTATATTCTCTTGTACAATATCTAGGTTCCACGGATCTTCAATTTTGTACATACCATTTGTTAAATGTGTTTCAGCAAATCTATTATCATAATATTCAATTATAGTATCTATAATATTTTGATCAAAAGCATTTTCTACAATCTTATAATGCATTTTCTTTCCTTTTTGGTATTTTACTATCTGCACTACTAACACAACTTTCAGTGATACAAGGCATAGGATGATCAAATAACTTAAATCCTGTTTCTATGTTGCCAAGTGGAACATCGTGACAAGAATAACTACGTTTGATACTTCCATCAGGCTCTCTAATAATAATTCCTTGATATCCTGCATTGCATTTCCATCCTTTAAATTTGTTAAAATTAAAAGCGTTGAATCTTTCTGCTTGATCCATATACCAAGCTGTTCCTGCTTTATCTCTAAATTCCACTTGCATATGCCAAGGCACACTTGCATCTGGCATATACATCATATCTTTAGGAACTTCAAATTTAGGTTTAGGTCTACCTTTCCACTGCCTTTTACTTTCAGTGTACGCTCTTTGAGGCATTCCGTTCCATAAACGTTTTAGGTCTTCTTCTTTGTACCCTTCAACCACTTTACTAGCCGTTGGATCGGATTGCGGCTTGAGTGTGACGTTGATTCCTTGTTCGTGGAAGAACAGTGCGTTTTCCCAGTCTCTTTCGAACCAATCAGGTACCATGACCATATTAATGGTAATCTGTACATCGTGTTCTTGACACAGGATTAATTTATCTGCAAAGTCCTGCATCTTCTCCTTTGTATTTAAGTGTTCTGTATGTAAACTGGCTGTAATACTTGCTCTATGAAAAGGTTTTGCATATTCTACATATGTTTCAAACCACTTTACAGGTCTACTGCAATTACTTGTCATATGAATACTAGTATAATTTGTGTTTTCTACATCATTAGCCAAATGCTGTAAAATATCCAAGTAGCCAGGATGGAAAGTAGGCTCCCCACCGCTAAGACTAAAATGATAACTATTAAATCCGTTCTCACGTGCTTGCCTTTTTATTTCATCGATTGTTCGTAAGCATAGCTCGGTAGGACGATGGTCTTTACGGTCACTACGGGCATAAGGCCAACAATAACTGCATCGGTAGTTGCAGAATCTTCCGAGGAGCCAAGATACTGTGAATATGTCACGGTACAATAAAGTACGCTGACCAACGCTAACAATATCATCAAAGGGTATTTTCGTGAAGTCATAGTTGCTCCATTTCAAGTCTTCAGTCATATTATAGTATAACACTCCTTAATTTATTTGTCAAATATTTTTGAGTATTGTGGTGCTACATCTAGTATGCTTTGATTTCTTGTTTTATCAAGGTAATTAGTAAAATTTACAAATTCTTGTAAGTAGTCTTGTGCATAATCTTCTTTGTTGGCAAATTTTAGTATACTGTCCAAAATATTTACTGCGTTATCCTTTGTATGTGGATCTATTTCATTGTCTTGTATAAATTTTTCTTCCCATAATTTATAATGATGAAACAGTTCCTCCTTTAGTTCTGTACTTAGCAATTTTATATTAGTTCTTTTTGGTCCGTGTGCAACGTGGTGTGTAATAATTGGTCGTTTTTTTGAACTGTTTATTTTTTTGAAACCACTTTCTTTTAACTTCCACCACATAAATTCTGGTATATGAAAAACGTTGTATGCAGTAACAGTACAAGCAAGCCAAGCAAATATATTTTTATTTTCAACACATATGTCATCTAGTTTTTGTAAATTTTTGTAAGCACTCTTCCATTTCAAAGGCCAACGTTGGTATTCAACCATATCACCAAAACCGTCAATACTTGCACCTACTCTAACTTGCCTAAAATGTTTCCACATTGCTAATACACGAGGAGGTAATGCTGTCATATTTGTATTGTATTCTATAATAATTTTTTTAGCATAGCCACTATCAATACATTTTTGCAAAAATTCATAGTGCCTTTCTATCATCATTGGCTCACCGCCTGCCATATAAACGTGTCTTATGTTTGGAATATTTTGTTCTATGCTATCCCAAAAAACATTGCTGCCGTGCCAATCATAATCATTTGTAAATAACCTACCTTTTGCATTACGTTGTAATGTTACAGTACCGTGTGTATCAATGTAATCATTTGTTTTATGATAATCTACCCATTGTTCAAACCAAGTGTGACTATCTGTTGGACCACACATTCTACACGCAAGATTACATAAATTTCCAAAACGCAAATCATAATATGTTACAGGAATATCATTTACATTGCCGTCTTCGTCTGTTACATCTCTTGCTTTGTCAATAGTAAATGTAGGCCAATTTTGCTGTTCGTATTGGCGTCTGCTGTTAAGCCCTGCTTCTTCTTCTTGTTGACATCTGCCGCACTCTTGACTCCAAATACCTTCAAGCATATTTTTCCTTACAGCTTTCATAAGGTCTGCATTACGTGCATCCTCTAAAGAATCACGTTGTGCGTTGTAGGGTGTGCCGTCAGTGTGTCGAATAACTCCTTGGTTTTGTGTTACGTTTGCTTGACAGCAAATTCGTATATCTCCATTGTTTCGAACAGCCTGGAAGTTCCAAGGAATTGGACAGAAGGTGTCTTTCATCTATTATTTAATAGAAATATTAGTAATGCTTTTTAACTTTGATCTTCTGTTTTGGCTTTGTTGGAAACATAAAACCAGTTTCGTGATGTTCTCTTCTATTACGAGTAGCATCTTTGTAACCTATTCCCATCATTAGCAAAACAGGACCATCTAAATTTAAAAGTTCTGCAATAGCATCACCATCGAAGCAAGCACAACAACCAGTACCATAGCCCATCATAGCACTAGTAACATTTGCATATCCTGCTGCGATACCCACAGCCATTTGCTGATCTCTTTTAAATGTTTCTTGCTCTGCTTCGGAAAGTTCTTTTCCTAAATCCATCTTCAATATTTCGTCATTTCTAAATACTTTTTTATCTCTATTTAGATGTCCGTTATATGCCTCAAAAACAATTAACAAATTAGCTAAAGTTTGGCTGTTTGTTTCGCCTTCCATTGTAACAAAGTTGGTTGTGAAACCTTCTGTTTTACTGTGGATTGCTTCTATTAAGTTTCTATCGGTAATCATATGTGCTTTGTAAAATGCAACATTTTGTTTGCTAGGACATTGCGTTATAGCGTGTTGAATTAGATCTAAATCTTCTTCAGGTATTTGCTTTGACAAATCCCAATTACGCTGACAGTGCTGGCTTCTAATGACTGCTTTTTCAATTTGTTTATGATCCATTGTAGTCTCCTGTATACAAATGTATTTATTCAATTTTTATTAATTCTTATTTCCTGATACCATTCTTTTACTTCTTCAATATTTTCATACATTAAACTTAATTGTTGAGTATTTTGCTTGTAGGTTTTTTTGGTAGGATTATATTTTCCATTTACAAAAGATATTTTATCAAGGTCTTGTAAAGTGTATCTTTCTTTGTAATTAATAAGATGTTTAGTACTTTCAAACTTTTGTATAGAATATTTTAACATATCAAAAAATTCTCTTTTATAAATTATATATTGATCGAGTTGCTTTGAAATATTAAAACTATGATAATTTGTTGTTTTAGCTGCTATACCCCAGCTTATAACTTGTCGCCAGCGATCGTTTGTTTCTGTAACTATTAATGGATTAGAAAATAACCAATCGTAAAAAGTATCTGTGTAATAGCCATATGACAAATCTGGATGAATTATTATTACAGAGTTTTCCGGAATAGATTTTATTTTATCTTCAATATTTACTTGTGCATTAGGTATTGGAGTTTTAAAATATTCTCCCAAAAATAACATATTATTTTTATTAGCAATATGCCTTGCTACAAAATGAGAACCTGTCCTCGGTTCTCCATATACGATTTGCAAATTATGACAACCTTTCAGTAACTATACTAATAGACTCGCTCACCCCATAGACTAAAAAACAAAACTTTATGTTAGATTCATTAACCCAACGTCTATATAAAGAATTATCAAACACTAATGTAGAATTTAATGCACAATTAGTGTTGGCAAAATGTAATATTTTTTGTTCTCTTGAATAATCAAACAACGGTATGAAAATAGTTGTATTAGAGCCGTTAACTTTATTTGGTACTTTAAATGAATTTCTTTTTGTATTTCCTTCAATTCTATTTGACCCTATTATGGTAATGTTTAAATCTTTTTCTTTGAGATAATTTGTAATAGGTCTAAGTAAATTTGTATAAGGTTTCCATCTATGACTTTGATTCTTAGGTTTGTGTGGCAAATACGAGATTCCCATATCAAAAAGATGTTTTTCTGTTGTGACAAATTTTCTTACAGCATCCAAAGAATCTTTACTCAACATTTTGTAGTTTATGTTTTTTGTGTGGAACATTTTATCCTCAATAGTTTTATATATTTATCAGAGGTTACGTAAGTAATCTAGTTGCCCAGGTTCTAGCTGTGTATCTTCAAAGTATGGCTGAATTTCATTGAACAACCAAGGATTAAAGTCTTTCCAATGTTCATTACGTATTATGTTTATACGTGTGTCGTTGCGTAAAAACATTCCAAAGTCGCCTTCTTGTTCTAATTCTTTTATCAATAAATCGTAATGAAATTTTGCATCACCAAATTGCCTAATTTTTGTATTGGTTGCACTGACTAAATGCTTTTTTACTATATCAATACATTTTTGTTTTACTGCTTCAGGTAAATTTCTTGGCATCATCCAATTAGGTCCATCAACAATACAATTTTTTTGATTAAATTTTTCTGCAATACAAAAATCTATAAGTTGATTACACAAGTTTACATTGTATATAGATGTAACACTATGCACTGTTGTATGATGTCTTCCGTAATCTTCTTTCATAGCAAACATATTGTTCAACGTAGTATCCCAATGACTGCCTTTCCGCAGTAAGTCATTGAATTCGCCAAACTGGTCAATGCTTACAGTCATATATACTTTTTCACAATCTTGCAGCAATTGATGTAATGTTTCATTTGGCAACAAAGTACCGTTTGTAGTAATATGTACAACTAATTTTTCTCTATTACATTTTTGCAATAGTTTAATCATTTTTTCTTGTTCCATCAAAGGCTCGCCGCCTAAAAACTTAATAAAAGTCAAGTCGCTTACATCTGCATTTTCTATCCATTTGTTTTCAGCAATAATTCCACGCTTTTCAAACGGATAATTCATTTTCTTTGCGTCACTATACCATTGTGTACTTAATTCTGGTCCACACATCCTACATTTATTATTACAAACATTACTGAACGTTATATCTATGTTTGTAAGTTTTGGTATTTTTCCTCTACTATCATCTGTTGGTAAGTTTAGAAAATTATACGGAGAATTAAAAATTTCTGTACGCATACTTTGTCCAGATGTTTTTTCATCTTCGTAACATTTACTACAGCCCGGTATCATTTCATCAAGTAAAACACTTTGTCTGTTTTGTTTCATAAAAGGATGTTCGAAAGGATTGTCTAAAGATAGATTTAAACCTTTAGGAACATATTCGTGTCTAAAATAACAACACGGTATAACTTGTCCATCTGGACGAATAGCCATATGATGCATAGGTAGTAAACACCCATACTTCGGCAAGGAAGACATTAGCCTCTCCAGTGTTCGGGCTGCATAGGATCAATACTAATTTCATTTATACAAAGTTCTTTAGGTTGATCTATTACCCATTTTATGTAACTTGTAGCGGTGTCTATATCTATAACAGTTCTGTTAGGATGTTTATGCTGATTATTACTTAATGTTCCAAAACTAATGTAACTTATTTTTGGTCCACTATGCCAAACACCATTTAATCCTAGTGTATTAGAATAATCTCTCAATGCTTTCTTTTCTGCATTGTACAACCAACTACCGCCTTTTTTAACACGATCGGTAGTGCTGCCAACATTAACAATATGACACCAATGTTTTTCTAACATACATTTATGATATACAATATTTAAAAGTGTAGTCTGATGAAATTTAAACAATGCACTACAATTAATAAACACATCGTGTTCGCATACACGTTCTGCAAGTCTTTCTTGATCTAATTTACGTGCTAAATCATATCCTGTACTTTGACTACAAAATTCTGCATCAGGATAAAGTTTGTGTAACGCCTGTGCTATACCAGAATCTTTATTACCCGTGATTAACATTTAATACTCCTGTATCTAAGTGATTTCCTAAAACTTCTAAATACCTATCTTGATGCATACTTTTTGGCGCACACAATCCGCAACCGCAAGTCATTTTTGGACATATAATAGTAGGCATAGTGTTAGTTTCCATTTTTTGTCTTAGGTCAGCAATAATTTGCTTACCTTCACTAAGTTTGCCAATGCGTCCACGTTTACCGTGTTCGAATTTTGCTTGGCAAGTTTGATGATGAAATACACTATCTGTTTGCTGTTCAAGATGTAAGAAAAACCAATTTACACTACAACTCCAACCTTTGAATTGTCTGAAATCTACAAAATTACTTTTTTTACTTTTTGCACCAGCGTGTAGTAACATATCTCTACTTCCGCAACAAGGACGTCCTATACTGTTTCCAAGTTTTTTCTTTTCGTTTTTCTTTTCGCCTGCTGCACTTAATACTTTACTAATTTCTTTTTCATCGTTTTTCTTTTCATTTTTTACACGCCAATAATCTTTGAACCACGCAAGTTGTTCGTCATTATATTTGTGTGCAAAACTAGGACGACTATCAGGCTCTTCTCCTATAACTCTTGGTACATAGTCAACTTGATGTTGTTCTAAGAAAGCACACAAGTCTTTGCACTCGTCAAAATATTCAGCGTGAAACATAACATTTACACTTACAGTGAAATTATGTTCTTGTCCTTTGTAATGAAATTGTAATATTCTGTTCCTAACTTGATCTTTTAGTTTTTGATCGCTTTCACTATGATAACTTACAGTAGCGTGATCAAAATTTTCCATTACTGCTTGACCCATTTTTTCACCCATTGCACCATTTGATGTCAATGCAAAACCACATTCCCATTTATCCCTATATTTGGTATCATACTCAGATCTTAAATATTTTGCAAATGGTATAAAGTTTGGATTGACTGTTGGTTCTCCGCCTGTAAATCCAATATTTGCAATCTTACTCTTTCTATACCCTAGGTGTAAATCAATATATTCATACAAAAAGTCAACATTGTCTTTGAGTTCGTCAATAGTTGCGTGTCGTGAAAAATTATCGTGCCTATGCACAGGACAATAGCTACAGTCGTAGTTACACCTACGTCCGGTATCCCAAGTAACTTGGAAAACGTGCCCAGTAAGCAGATCTATAGTATCAAAACTCATCAATTTCCTTTATCATTTCAGGCACTCTTTGTTCAGCCCACTGTCTTTCATCACACCACCAGCATTCATTACACACAGGAACTTCCATACCTAATGTGTACTTAGTAAAATCTTTTACAACATCAGATACTGCGGGATTATGGTTGATATCTCCTTCACAACTACGTGTAGTATAATATAAATCAAGTATATTGTAAAGATGATATTGAGCTACAATCCAATCCTTCTTGACAAACCTAAACGGATGACAAAAATGTGTTTTTAATTTAGGACTAAACCAAATTAAATCCCAACTTTTTGCATTTTCTGCGTCACCATCTCTATTTTTCATACGATCTTCACGTGAGTCGTCTGGATTCTTACTTGTAGCATTGAATACAGCATCTAAATTATACTCCCAACTTGCAAATTTATTAAATTCGCCTACAATAATTTGGTCACCGCTCCTACCATCTATAATAGGACCACTTACACCGTGTTCTAATGCAGGTGGTATGAATGTTGTATGTCTATTTTCTATAATATTAGGATATAAACTTTGTAATTTATTGAAAACTTGTATACTCCACCATCCTTGCCAAGGTCTAGTTTCCCAACAACGCTGATATGTGATTACATCTATTTTACAATCTAAATTATTATCAACAATTATCTTACCTAATACAAAGCAAAGTAATGCACTATCAGCACCTCCACTTAAATTTACACCTATACGTTTCCATTTTTTACTAAACGCAATATCTAAATGGTTTATTTTAGTGATAATAAATTCATCTCCTAGTTTTTCATAAAATTTATTACTTGTTTCAAACATTTCTTAATATCCTATTTGTATTTTTATCAAATTGATAATTTGTAAAGTGGTCGTTAAATTCTTGTTTCCATATAACATCAGTTTTTTTAATATATTCTTTAAATGCTGTCCAATGTTTTTCTTCTACTCGATGGTTATGTATATATTCCCATATGTTTTTTATGCCTTGATAAGCAATAAAACAGTCACTTCTGTCTTTTGATGTAAATTTAGTTAAGTATGCAATAGCACTGTTTATTTCTTTTTCAGTTTCGTCTTTGTAATACAACATCATAAGAGCAGGATTTAAATATTCAGGTGTGTATATAATACTAATGTTAATATAATCACATTCTAATTCTACAAATCCTTGTATAATATCTTTAAACTGCATAAGTTGATATACACCTGTTGTGCATATTAATGAAATTTTTGTTTTCCTACTTCTTACAGATTTAAAAGTTGCAATATTTTTTGCTAATACGTCCCAATCGCCGCCTCTAAAATATTGATACATTCCTGGACTACAATCAATACTTATTTTTACTTCACTGCTGCCAAATTTATCCAAGCGGTGACTAAGAGCTACAGGATCAAATGGAGCATTAAAATTTGTATGAAACATTATAAACATATTTTTTGCATTTGGATGTTCTGCAAGTCTATCAAGTGTAGGTAGAAATGGTTTTTGATACAACACCTCTCCACCTGCAAAATCAACTCTTTCTAAATTAGGAAAGTTTTCAATAAGGTCATCAACTACTTCTAGAGCCATTTTTGTATCTAGCTCAATACGCATTGCTTCATCTATGTGTTTTCTATGCATATCTTGTGTAAGTTGTACCAAGTGGTGTTCACGATCAATTTCATCTGGTTGATAGCGTTTTAATTTTGTCATCCAGCCGCTGCTAAACGCTGCACTACAATGTAAACAAGCCATATTACAAGCATTACTAAAACGTATTTCAATAGTTTTTAAACCTTCAAACTTTGTGGCACCTGTGCCATAATCAGTCCAACGTGTATCAGGTGGTGTTTCCTGTCGCATACTGATACCGGACTTTTGTTCTTCGACTATTTGGCACATATCACAACCAGTAGGCCAATTGCCTCTTAGCAAATCTAATCTGTGTTTTTTAAATTCTTCATTGTTAAAATATTGACTAGGTAAATGTCCTTTTGCTAACCACTGTAATCTATCAGATTGCTGTGGACAACTTGTAGCAAACTGTTGCTTCAAGTTCAAACCGCCTAGTGCATAGTAACAAGGAAGACTATTCAAGGCCATCGAATATGTCCTTCATCTCTGGAAAGACTGTGGCAAAACTGTTGCCACGTTGCACATCACACCTATGTAAAAATTCTTTCATTTCAGGTAGACGTCTACTCCAGTCTTCGCTTTCCATAAAATTTACCATACCTTGTAAACGTTTAATGCCATACCCTGCATCACGCCATTGCTGATATGTAGTTTTCTTTTTGCCATACTTATACCAAGAAGGTATTCCTTTTTCCCAATTAGCTTCCCACCAAGGATAAAACTCCTCATATTTTTTACGTACTTCTGCTTTGAACCAATTTGGTAAAACTTTTACATTTAAATGAGGAGGATGATACACAAAGTGATAGTTTATACCGCCTGCACCAAATGGCCACATATTTACTTTTTGAAATCCTTGTTCTAGTTTCCATTTTATAAAGTCTGGCAAGTAATAAATGTTCAATGCTTGCACTGCACAAGCAACAGTAATTTCAACATTAACACTTGTTTGTTTATCTAAAATATGGAAAACTTCTTCGGTACGTTTCCATTCACTTGGATAACGTATGTAACTATTCATTTCTCCTATGCTGTCTACCGAATAGTGAAAACGCACAAGTTTGAATTGTTTCCATAAATCAAATAAATCCTCTCGCCATTCAACTCCATTTGAGTTATAACGAAGTTCCAAATCTTTTGCAATACCTTGCCTAATGGCTTCTTCAAGTATTTCATAATGTTCCTCAATAATTAAACTTTCACCGCCAGCAAAATATATTTGTTTCATATATGGCATTTGTGCATAAAATTGTTCCCAGAAAATAGGATTTTGTTTATGCCAATTATAACTACTACCGTTTGTGCTACCCTTGTCTTGCCACTGCATTGTTTCTTTTAAACTTTTATTTTGCACAGCAGGAAATATTTTTTTGTAATCTTTGATCCAGCCACTTGAATCGTGCGGACTACACATCACACAAGCAAGTTGACATTTAGTACCAAAACGTAAATCAATGTATGCAAGTTGTGGAGGTACTTCCCCATCATCTGTTGTGTTTGCTATTAGTTCATCTACATTTGTACGTGAACTCCAATATTCAGTTTCCCACATACGTTTTGAATTATGGCCTGCGGCTTCTTCTTTGTAGCATTTCAAACAACTAGGAGGCTTCTCACCATTCATCATTTGCTTACGCACATTTTTCATATACTCACTATTCCAAGCAGTTTGAAAATCTGTAACATTTAAATTGTTTGGCTTGCCGTCATCTGTTTTTAGAATACCAACTTGTCCGCCGTGTTCTTTATCATTTGTTGGACCAACACTACTTGCGTTTGCTGTGCAGCAAACTCTCATACTACCATCTGGTCTAGTGCTAAGGTGTACCCAAGGAAGAATACAGAACGTATCACTCACTTTATTCATAATGTACTTATCGCATTATCTACGTAATTTATTTCGTTATGATACGCCTTATTTTTTGCACAAGTCCTAATACATCTTGTCAAATGTAATTCGTGTCCGGGTTCCCAACTTGCTGCTAATAGTTTTGCATACCAAGGATGTTGTAAAATTTCTTCTTTACTATGATGTTTTAAACTATTCCAGTTTGGTTCAAATTGATTTAATTTGTCAAGTATGCCTTCTTTGTTTTTGAAAGCACTATCCCAAAGAAAACAACAAGGCCATAATGTTAAATTACTTGCAATAAATATTTCACCTTCGTGTATGTATTTGCACACAACAGTTTTTAATATTTCTTGCTTTTTTGTTTCAAAGTTTTTTGTTTTTTTACGCAACTTATATTCAGCAATAAATTTGTCTAAATCTTTTACATCTTTTTTCTTACTGTGTTCTTTTGCTCCTGTTGTAGTAATCTTCTTTTCTTCAACTACAACTTTTTTTATTTCTTTGTCTTTTTTAGATATTTTGGCTATCCAATCGTGATAACTGTTACGCATACCAGTTCTAGTAGCAAAAGTAAAACCTAAACTTTCTGCGTGTATTTTTGCTTTTTCTAATTCGTGTTCATTATGATCAAAAATAATGTAAATCCAACTTGCACTTCCTGCTGGTGCATATAAACTAAATGCTTGCATATTGCGTGAAACAATATTAAATTTTGTGTTTACACGATATATGTGGTTAGTTTCTTCGTGACCATCTACACAAAAATGTATGAATACCAGTCCGGGTCTTTCTGCTGCAATCTTGCCTAGTCTTGACCACCACTCGGCTTTTTGTATACCACCGTTGGTACTCAGTTCGCAATACCCGCCCATACTAGACAAGTAATCAACCATATCAACACATTCTATATGCAAAGCAGGATCGCCAAGAACACCGCAAAACTTGAATTCTACGCCAGTATAATCATCAGGTGGAAATATACGTTTTATATCTTCAAATGTAAAACTTTGTATAGTCAACAGGTCTTTGTTCAATGTCCTAGCACATCCAGGACAAGCAGCATTACAGTCACTAGTTATTTCTAACTCTACTTTTTTTAAGTTCATTATATACGTACTTTACTTAACTAAATATATTTATGAATCTTAAATTATGCAAACTGAGCTGCAAAAGGATCAAATTTAGCTCCACACTTTTCGCTACAAACTCCTAATTTGCCTTCCTTTACAGTCTTTGCATTCCAGCTATCTTCAATGCTTTTCAGTAACGGACCTTCCATAACTTTTTTCATATCATTCATAATGACATTAATGCCGCCTTTGCCTCCAGCTTCATCAATGTGAGACCATATTTGTTCTACTTTTGGATCGGCGTGCCACCATTTATACATACGTCCAGCCGTCCAACAACAAGGCATAAGCAAACCTTCGGCAGTAATAAAAATATTACCAGCATCTTTTACTTTACAATTAATTTTACACTTGTTATAATATTCAATCATACTGCCATATTGCTTTGCAATATTTTTTTGTTTGTCTAACTCTTTATTTGCAAATTGTTTTTCTTTAGGCTTTGCCAACGTTTGTGTTTTTTGTCCTTTTCGATTTATCGCTTGGTGTGTTTCTTTACCAGTCATTTTCTTAGTACTATAGAAACGTCCTGTTTTTTTCTTTATAAATTTTTCTACACCCCATTCTTTGGCAAGTTGTTCTGCTTCTTCTACTTGATGTTCGTTGTGTTGAAATATGATAAAATCCCAACGGGCTCTGCCACCTGCTGCAACAAATGCTTTCATATTAGTTTCAACTTTATCCCATTGTACGTTTTGTCTATACAAATGATTTGTATCTTCTAGTCCGTCAACACTAAAAATTACAGCACCATTGCGTCCAAATACTTGTGCAAGTTCCATCCACCAAGGCATATCTCTAGCACCAGCATTAGTATTCATACTAAGCCACATTGTAGGATTATGCTCTCTAAAATATTTGAATATTTCAAGTGTGTCTTTTGCAACAATAGGATCTCCTAAGTTACCACACATATACATTGTTTTTAGTTGTTTGATAAAATCGGGTTTGAAAATCTTTTTTGCTTTTTGTAAAGTTATTTCAGCATTAGTAAGATGAGGATTATCATCTCCTCCATTCATATTCCTATCGCACATAGGACAAGCGGCTTGACATTTTTGAGTAACTTCTAAATGTACTTCTTTTATGTCTTCATACTTATACATTTACACATCCAAGGTTTTATCATTTATACTTTGTAGCAATTTTTTTTGTTTTTTAAGAAGACTTTCTATTTCTTGCCTATGAAAAAAATCTTGCAACGCAGTCATTAATTGAAGTTGCGCCCAATAGTATTTACGTATATACAATGCATCATTATAAAAATTGAATATATTGATACTATCAGGATCAATTAATTTTACTTTTAGATCTTGTGTAATTACAATATTTCCTACTCCAAAATCTCCGTGTAATACAAATTCATCATCAGATAATGTTTTACTATATTCCAACATATCTAACCACGTTGATTGCATAGCAATCATAATTTCTAATATAGTTTCTTTTTGTATTTTTTTGTATAATCTTACATCTTTTTTTTCTATCAAATCTTTCACTGAAATTAGGATAGGTAATTTTTCCATCTCAATAGTATCAAACCAATTAGTTTGAAAAACTTGTACAAAGGAATCATTTTTGTCTGCAAGGGTTTGATACATATCTAACCACTTACTGTTTAATGGCTGACCTTGATCTCTATTCTTACAAACCTTAATAACTCTGCAATCACATTTTGGTCCAGCGTTATTGCAACAAGGTTTACTCTTGTCAAAATACAAAGTTGAATGAGGAAATTCTTTGCAGCTATGATAATTAAATTGATCAATCATCGCTTATCAACTTTACTTCTGTTCCTGGACCTACTTTGCTAGGCAAGTCACCGTAATTATCAACATACCATTCAATCACTGCCTTGTACCACATTTGACTATTATGGTGTGCTTTTTTGTTGAACATATGTATATTGTTGTTTGTGGCTTGCATAGTGCTAAGAGCTCTTGCACTTTCAGTTTGCAATTGTCTTAGTGTAAGTTCATTTATATCCAATTTTCATAAACCTTTTGTATTTAGGCAATTGTAGTTCGCCTTCATATAACACTGTTGTCATTGGAGATTTATCGCTAAATTCTTCTAGTGTTTTACTGCAATTCACGTGTTCTTCTATTTCAAAATAATCATTTCCTTGAACAACTATAAATTTATCGTCGGGTATTTTATTATACCAAGTATTGTAATTATCAATATGTTCAGTGCTGGTATTTATTATTGTATCAGGAGTATCCCATAATCTTTCAAAATCGCTGCCACCTTTTTTTGCAACAATATAACAATGCTCTTCAAAATTTATATCGTGTATGTCTTGTATCACAGGCTTGAATTTCCATCCATTTATTACCCAATGTTTATTGAATATTTCTGCTATTTTTTCAGTGCTTTCATCTACATCAAAACTTCTAACTTTTTCTAATGTCAACCCTGATTCAAATAACATTACTGCTAGTGTACCGTACCATCCTGCACAAAGAAATACAGTGCCAAGATCAATACCAATATTTTTTAGTTCACGTATTACCCATAACTTACTTTCAAGTTGTCCTCTACTAAAACAATCTTCATCAAACGGAATATCTTCTTTTATCATAGTTTTAAAAGCATACACAAAATGTGTGTCTACATAAGATTGTATTATTCTCCACAAACTAAAAACATTATCATTTAGGATAAGTCCTTTGAGATCTTCATCATCGATAAGTCTAAAAATACTGTGCAAGTTATCTTCAAGCACTGCTTTTCGTAAATCATCATTACCTGGTAACAATCTAAACAAAGCGTGTAGGTTATGTTCTAATACTGCTTTGCGTAAATCTTCTATTTCACCAACTGTTCTTTTGTTATCAACGCATCTAAAAACACTGTTTATATTTTTTTCTACTACTGCTTTTCGCAGTTCTTCCTTATCGATTAAACGAAATAAACTTAGCACATCACGATCAATGTATGCACGTCTTAGATTTGCAAAACGTTCATCATCAGGATAAAGAACTTCAAATCTATCTAATAATTTATATATGTCCATCAAATTTTTCTCTTAACCAATCAAAGTCATTGATTAACTTCAACGCATCTATGTTGCCTTTATTAGCAGCTCCGTACATAGTTCCTTCTTTTGCACCTTTGATTGCATATTCTCCATAAGGCTTATCCTTGCCAACACTGCTCCAAATTTTCAAGCGTGTATCAGTTTCGGCTTCTTTTTGTCTATCAATTACTTTACTACTTAGCTTACAACATTCTCTGAATGCACTTTTCCAAGTTTCAAATTCGCCAGTGTTAAATGCAGTAATATTTGATATTTGTTGTATTGCCCTAAACTTATCACTAATGCTAGTTGTCATATCAGGTTTACTAGTATCCATAGTAAGTGTAAGTTCTCTTGGAAATAATTTTACTCCACCATAACCATACACAAGTCCATTGATAGGATTTCTACTACGCCATACGTGTACGTGGTCCCATTGCCAAACAGGAACTTGATAATCAAAATTAAAATCTTCAACTATATCAGCATCGCCATCTATAATCCAAAACATTGGAGTTGTGCATATTTTTGCACCCTCTATATGAGCTTGATGTATTCCTTTTACTCCGTGTATTCTTTTGCATTGAGGAAAGCGTTTTAGTATGCGATTATAGTTTTCATCAGCATTAGGTTCTTGATAACTTATAAAAACAATGTCATATGGTTTAGGTTTGCTTACAATTTTGTTATGTTCTTTTTTGTGTGCAATAAACATAAACTTCCATTCTCTTGCACTAATTTTTGATTTCTTACTGCATAATATAACACCGTCGTGGTGTTCACCATTTAGGAATACGTGATTTATTTTTCTATCAAAAGAATTATGATGAGTAAAGTATGTGTCAAATTCAAAATCATCTAACAACTCTATAGTAGGTGGAACTACCCAAAACATATCTGTCTTTGCTGTAACTAATGCATTTGCATAATCTTCATATGTATCTGTATAAAAAATATCATACTTTGTTGGCATACTTGCTACAATATTAACTTCTTTAGTGTTAACAAAAAATCTATGATCAACTTCTTTTTGTGACACTTGTGCATTTTTTGGTATCAACGAAATACCATCGTATTCGTCATTGTTTAGAAAAACGTGTATATAGTCTTGGCTCCATTCATCAGGAACATAATCAAATAAGAAGTTTTCTTTTATTTCTAAGTCTGGATATACGACCCACAAAAATTTTGTAATACAAGTACGTTGTGCTTGTTCTATTGTTTTTACACATTTGACTGTAGGAATACTTTTCTTAAGTCGTTTGTAATCTTCTTCAAACAAACTTTTATCGGCAATTAAAAATACATCATACATACACTAATTATACTAAAAAAATCCATTCTTGTCAATATTAGAATAAATACATTGTAGGAGAAAAATATGACTGATTTTATACCTGGCGATTCGTATCGAATAGATATTGTAGGTGCTGATAGTACTTTAATTATAGATAGTTGGCTAAGCCACATAAAAGCAAATGTTGTTAACAAAGACGGCATAGTGCAAGTTGACACAACATTTGGTAAACTATACGGACCTATGGTAGGTAATGTTGAAAATGAAGAAGGCGATGTATTAATTAATGCAGCAAGTCGCACTGTTCATATGGACGTTGTAGGAAATGTTAAAGACAACGCAAATAACGTTATATTAGATGCTGCACGTAGTTTAATCAAAGGTAATTTCGAAGGCAATATTGTAAATTCTGCTGGGGATATGATTTATGATGCTGTTACAAAAACATTAGTTGTTGACAGAATTGTAGGTGATACATATGGAAAACACCACGGTGAAGTAGACTTAGTGGGTAATGTAAATGGTACATTTATGGGTAACCTAATAGGTCCAAGTAATGGTGTACATTCAGGAACTGTTTTAGGAGATGTAACAGGTAACTTGAAAGGTAATATTGTTTATGAGAACGGTGACATTATTGTTGACGGATCAAACGGAACAGTTAACGGAAATTTAAAAGGCGGAATACTAACACCTGATGACGAACACGTATTGACTTGGAATGACACTTTAAAACATCACGTGTTAAGAGCAGGACTTGAACATCCAGATTCAAAAAGTGCTGTGCTTAAACTTGGAGACACTGACAGAGAAACAATGTACAAAGGTAACATTGCATACTGGGACGATTCTCCTGTACTTACTTTGCTTGATTGGGAAGGCACAGATAAACCAAGTGTGCTTGCAGAGTATAGAGGTAGTGTAATTGGCGAAGTATTTGATGAAACTAAAGCACCGGTGCTTACTGTAAATGAAGGACAAGTAAGACTAGAAGGCGGCGCAACAGGCGAAATTAATATTGGTTACAATAGTACAGAAACATTACAAGTATATGCTGACAATATAAGTTTTAAACTACAATCAAATCCAGTTAACACTTCTAACTTAGGACAAGTTAATTATTTTGCTTTTAACGGTGATCACGAAAATATGCTTCCACTAAACCCTGGAGATCATATGATGGTAAACACTGTACACGCTTGGGACGGATTGGCATATAAAATTGGAGGTGGCTTTGGTTTTTATGTAAACACAGACGTAACACCAGATCCAGACTTAGAAATATATCCAACAGATTTTGCAATTACGTTGAGCGATGGAAAAAATTTACCTAGTGCATTTTGGGATAATCCAACTGGCTTAAATTTTGACGGTAGAGGTGTTTTATCAGTACCAATTATGAAGTCAAAAGGATTTACAGAAGCAGACTTAACAGATGTAGATGGCGAAGAAGGTATGATTATATTCAATAAATCAACTAAAAAGTTCCAAGGTTACAACGGCACTAGTTGGGTTGATTTAGGATAGGTATAACTTCCTCTGCTTCAGGCCATCTAGACAAAGATAAAGTTTCATAAAATTTATCAACATTAATTTTCCAAAAAGTTTGGAATGTACCTTTGTATTCAAGTTCTAATGGATTTTGTAGAACACCTGCTTTATGAAAATACTTTGCCCAAAAATTATGTACTTTGTTTTGGCTACCAACATCACCAGTATGTGTGCTAAGATACAAGGGTTTATCTCTGCCAACACCTTCTATACAAGCAGGCAATAAAAATTGCGAAGCGTGTGAATAGTGAATATCAGTTTTACCTTTCAGACTTTTTACTCTATCTTTTCCTATTAGATGAGTTAACACACAAGTTCTTGCACCTATTCTGTAAGCATCTTTTCCTAATATTCCAAGTTCTTCTAACTTATGTGCTACTACTGTACCAACAACATTATTATTATGTAATAACAACCAAAGTTTAGCATCTTCATATTTTTTAATATAATCAATAAGCATTTCTTGACTGCTATTATTATAGAACTTTTTCTTGTGTGCTTCTATAAAAAATTCAGTTAAATCTATATCATTATTGTATAATTTTATTTCAAACATATGTTTCGCATAAATCAAAAAATTCTGCCATTTCTGGAAAAACTTCAATATGATTTACTCCACGTCTTCTATTTTGTTCTTTAAAAAATTTGTGGAAGTCCTGACGTCCTTGTATAACTTTTTCTAATGGATATTCAGTTCTTTCCATATAATCTACAACACGTCTAAACTTTTCATATTCTAATGTACTAAATGCATCTTTGCGTTCATCGTCAACATTTTCTTTTATAAACTGCAAATGATCACGCATATAACTTAAATATTCTTTGGGCAATATATTCATATCGTATTGCAGTGGTTCTTTTAAGTGCGGTGTATCAAAACCTAACCGCTGCCATCTATGTGTTTCTACGTCATTATACTTGCCACGCCATTCTAATATTTTTTCTAGTAATGTTCTAAATGTAGTTACACTAAAAATATTAAATGTAATCATTAGCACCATTGGTGCATCACAGTTACGCATAAAATAATCTAAGTTACGTTCAAACACTTCAATATCTAATCCGTCACGAATATATTCTGCACGTTTACCCCAAGTATCAATACTTGTAAACATTTTAAAACGTCTTATTTTATTATTTGTTAATAAATGATTTACACGGTCGGTAAACTTTGCAAGTTGTTTTGGCTTACCTCCTAAGTTACTATTACAGTTAAGTTCTAGTTCTGGTTTTGGATCTGCATCAAGCATATCAAATAGTCTGTATGTGCTTTGCTGTATTGTAGGTTCACCACCAGTAATACGAAGAATATGTAATTCTTTACTAAGCTCTGGCCACCATTTCCAAAAAGCATCTAAATAAGGATTGTTTTCTTCTTGATATATTTTAAACCAATCAATATCACATCTATGATTTTGAACCATATCATATGGACCGTGCTGTTTTATTTCTTGATAAAATCTACTGCTGGCTTTTGGATGACAGTATCCGCAACGGAAGTTACACTCATTACCAAAACTAACTTCTAAGTATTCTGGATTTACATCAAACTCTGCGCCACCTTCTTTTACTGCTTTTAGTCTATGTTTAAAGAAAATAGTTTGATTACGTTGCTTTCTGTCACTAACGTAATCTTTACCCATTGCTTCAATCTTCCAGCAATAGTTACAACCAGCAGGTTGCTCGCCACGCATCATAGCGGCACGTTCTTTTTTCTTTTGTGCTGTGTTGTGTATAGCACTTGGATTTTCTAGTAAGG